GCTGAGGGTTGACTGGTTGTATATGCCCTGCTTGGCAAATAAATGCAAAAAGCAAAATCAGCAAAAGACCAGTGATTTTCATAAGAATATCTCCTGCTTTATATTACCAAAAATTCGTCCATTAATCAATCTTCTTTTATCCCGAAATGCTTGATAATCAGGCACAGCTTTTTATTGATTTCGCCTCTGTAATCTTTACAGGTTCCCTTATCGATTAAGTCTTTATGGCTCGATAGATGCCTGAGGTAACTCGTTATAAAGCATATCATAATTCCCACAATCAGGGCCGTCAGAATCGAGATAATAGCCGCCGCCGAATTACCCGATGATGTTCCTAAAATGGTATTAAAAAATGCCGCTATCCCTGTTAATATTGTCGCTATTCTAATCATTGGATTTTTCCTTTATTAACATCCATCGAACACCGAAAATCGAACATCGAAAATCTAATATCGACTCTATGTAGCACGAGTCTTATGCATCTCATGATGCTTGCTCTGCGCTTTATTCCACCTGCACTGAAGCTCAGCTATACCAGAATTAATATTGATAATTCCCGTTACAATCCAGTCTTCTTCTTCAATGGTTACAATATCATCAATCGCCGGTGCAGAAACTTCAGCTAAAGGAATGACAATATTGCGGGTCTTAATCTGCATCCCTCCTTGCTCATTATCTTCTCTGATAACATCTTCCGGTCCAATACTTGCAATGACTGTCGATGCCTCACCATCTTTAGGTATATAGCTAATCTGCTTGCCAAACTCATCGAGCAATGCTTCATTTGCCTTTTTCATATGTCCTTCAAAAGTGCTGGTCATAACAGCTCCTTAAATGGGCGGCGGCTTCGGTATCAGACCGCCGCCCGTTAACTGAATCAGTGTCAGTGAAAGTGCCGTTTGTTTATTAAGCCAGCTCTACCCTGTGAATCAGATAGGTGCATATCACGATAAGTACCGTATCGCCCGTTGCATTGCCGGTGTAGTTGGCGTCTGTATTGTCGAGCACTACCGCTTTATTGACCATTGTTGTCGCCGCCGCACCTGCGATGTCCTTTATCTGAGGCTGGGCGATAGTATCGGCGGCGCTTATGATGAAGTCGCCTATAACATCGGCAATCGAGGTCCCGCCAGCCGCATCATAGACGACTTCAAGATCATCGGGCGCCGACGGCTCTACCAGAACTTCCGAGCCGTAATCCAGCATCATCTGAATGCCGAGCACCTGAATGACCTTGTCCGCTCCTGGTGCGGGTATCAGCTCTTGCTGTGTCGTCGCCAGCAGCTTGATCTGGGCGGCCGTCAGTTTTACCAACTTTTTGTTCACGTGCCCGAAGTTGTTCAGCTCCACTATGGCCTCACCGTCCGTTGCCGTCAGGGCGGCCCCCAGCGAGCCGATCAGGAAATCAGCGTCCGACAATTTCGTTGTCGCGGCACCCGTCCCTGCCGTCCCACCGTACGGGTCACCATCCTCGTCCCATCCGACGATGTCCCCATCGCTTCCGGTGACCGCAGCGGCCCTGACTTTAACAACACCCTTGACCTGGGCCTCTCCGAGTGTGCTTGCTGCTATGGCAGTGGCGCACATACCGGCCTGACCGCCCACCTGGACGATCTCGCCCGCGGCCCTGGCAACCCCTGGTGTATAATCCAGAAAATCGCCTTCCTGATAATTCTGCCCTTCTGTGTTCATAATTTACCCTTTCTAAAAAAGGTTGATTTTTTGTTCTTTACAATTCTGTAAAACTTCTACTGCTCCATCAAAAAACTAATCTCAGCTCTCTTCGCCTGTCTCGGCCTTCTCCGTAGCCAGATATTCCCGTATCAGTTGTCGCAGTTCTTTCTTCGATATCATAATCGGCGTTGCAATCCCTAATTTTTCAGCGCGTTTCCGTAACTGGTCTCTATTCATCTGGTTCAGTCCATCATCAGTTGTTTCATCGACCGTTTCATCAGCCGCTTCTTCAGTTGGCTTCTTGACAGCTTCCGGCTCCGGCTCAGGTTCAAGTCCTAAGGATGCACGGCAGTTAAAGCATTGGTCATTACATAGTTCACCGTTGCCATGCTTATTGATATCGTAGCGCAGGCCTTCAGGGGATTCGACAAGCTCATTTTCCTGTCCGCAGGAGCATTTAATTTTAAGCATTTGTAAACCTTTCAATTAAAAGCCTTCATTCATTCACTATTGACGAACATCGAATATCCAATATCGAGTTTCGATTATCGAATTACGTCGTGTTCTTTTGCATCCCGCGGAAATCGAGCGACTTGCAGCCGACGTCGGTGAATATGCGGTAAATAATACCCATCACGTTCGGGCCGGCGTTGAACTGCTCGAGCGTCGGCTCCTGCCTGCCGTTGAGGAACGCCACCACGATCGTATCGACGATGTTCGGGTCTCCTGTCATATACCAGCTTGTGGCCGAATAACCGGTATAAGTGGCATTGCTCAATCTTGCCTCGGTGACTACTTCGATATTCATATCGCTTATAGCGTTGTAAGTTGGCCTTACGACATCAGAGGTACCGGTAATCACGATGGTTGCGCTCTTGACCAGCTCCGATGCGGTAAATCTCAGCTCAGGCGGCACGAGTAATATTCTCGGCTCGACGTTGATGGGCTGGTCGTCCTTGTCAACCTGTTTCATAAATGCCACAATGGCGGCGGCCAGTTTGTCCTTGGCAAGCGTAGCGGTGGTATTGAGATTGAGATGTGTGGCGTGGAACAATGCTACGGTGTCTGTCATAGCGCCGTTCAGCATAAGGTGTGCATAGACAAGGTCTCCGGCCTTTCTGCTCGCCCGGGCGCCCATTGCCTGCGGGACCTTGGTCAATACGCGAAGGTCGTCGTTTATGATGTTCTGTCTCGTGACGCCGAAGTTCTTGGCATATGTTGCAACGCTGTATTTCTCGTACTCTTCCGTTGCAGCTCCGTATTTGACCTCGCCGCTGTTGCCTACCTGTTCAAGCTCACCCGTGTCGGTAAGCCGTGCGCCGGTGACCTCCTTGAAGTCCGAAACGGAATCCACCGAGCACCATTTTCGCCACGTCGCCGGCACGCTATTATAGCCCTTGAGCAGGCTTTTCTTGGCAATATTGCCGAGTATAATCGGCAGCTCCATCGTCGAGAACGCCGCCCTTATGACCTCTTCGCGTCCCATCGGGATCGCCTGTCCTGCGAAAACAAGGGCCTGCCTGCATACATCTAACAGGCTCATATCACGGAACCTCTTTGCCGCCTCTGCCCGCTGTTCGCCTTTTTTCTTATCTTCGAGGATAACGTCATTACTTCCGGCCCGGAGCAACATCGCATCCTCGAGCACCTCGCGGTTGATTTCGCTGGTGACCTCAATGTTCGGCGAGACCTTGGGCCTGTTTTTGCGGACAGCATCTAAGACATCGCTCTTTGTCTGCTCGATTGTTTTACCTTCCCTTATGCAGGTCTCGATTACTTCCGCTGGCACATCCTCTCCGCCGAGTGTCCTGATTGTCTCGACCCTGTCTCTCTCGGCCCTGACCGCCTCTTCGGCGATTGCCCTCGTATCGGTCGGCGGGTCGTTGATAATCGGGTCGGTTCGCTGACCGTCTTTTTTATCCGGCTTTGCAGACGGTTCATTCTCGCTTCGCTGCTGCTCGGCTTTATATTCGGCCTCCAGCTCCGCCCGTTTCTTTTCGTCGAGGGTCTCCGGATTCTCCCCTCTTGCGATTAGCCATTCTTTGAATTTTGGGTCCATAATATTATTCCTTTCTGTTGAAACATTTTGTTTATTCCTGTTCTTTGCATCTTCATCAGCTCCTATCGGGCAGACGCTGGTTTCTCCATGCATCCATTCGGTCGATATTCGTAGGTCTCTCGTTGCCGACGCCTTGAACGGCCGGCCTTCTACCGTTGCCTGTTCGCCCCTTGGGATTATTACCGAATTGATTACGCGATAACCCGCCGAATTGTCCGTAAGATGTCCCTCTTTTGTCAGAGTCCACGCATGTTCGGCCTCCGGGGAGCTGCTGAAGAAATTTCGCCCGATGAGTTTATCGCCTTCGGTATGAAGCTGGCGTGTGCTGCCGAGTTGTTTCTGTATCGTCGAGCGGTCGTGGGTATCGAGCAGGGGAACTTGCCCGTTTGCCGGTGCCCGAAAGCCGCTCATCAGCAGAACTTCCTCGATAATTTCCCATCGGTTCCAGTCTATAACAAGGACCGGGTTCTCTGTGGCGATCACCGCCTCTATCGAACGCGTCTTTTCATCGAGCGTATCGAACCGGACCTGGTAGGTCCGTGTAGTAAGCTCGCTTCTTTGTATTAATCCTTCGACCGGAGCCGATCCGGAACTGACCGGAGCGGCTTTTTGCCCGGGCCCGGGTCTTTCAACCCTTCTCATCCGCCCCCCGCATTTGGGGCACTTCAGGTCGTTACAATGCGTGGTGCTTGTTTCTTTGTACCCGCACTCTATACATTCACATTGATAGACGGTCTTTTCGCTACTTTGTTGTTTTTGTTCTTCTTTCTTTGACGCTTCGAATGTCCCGCCTCTGTCCTTGCATACCGTCCGTGCATCGGATTCTGTCCAGATTTTCTTATCGAATCGAAGTGCCTGTATCTCGCTTTTGCCGTCTTTCCTTATGCCGTAAACAACATCGATGCACTTGCCATTATGTTTCTGATCGCATTTTCCGTATGTTTTTTCTGGATATTTATTCGGATCTTCCAGACGACAGCTATGGAAATTCGGATACGGTCTTTCAGTCAAATTATTTGATGTCCGTTTCATCTTCTTTTTCCTCTTCGTTTTCACCGCCTTTTATTGTTACCGGCTTGACGCCCGTTTTTCTGACAGGCTTGTCACCCCACGGCACTGGCGGCAGGCCGAGCACTGCCCTTACCTCATTTATCAAAAGGACCCCGTTTTCGATATGGCATTGCAGGACATCCTGGTCGTTGAACCGCAGCAGCTTATCGTTCGGCGGCTTCTCCGGCAGGCCGATCGAAGTCCGGGCCTCCGATACCCCGATAGGCACTCCCGCCCTGGCTGCCCGTGCGATGTCCTCCATAACCTTCTTTACATTCTCATCATCGAGTATTCCCAGCTCTTTGCAGAGTTCTATCTCTTTGACTCGTTGTTTGATTTCCGGCTCCCAGTCCTTGCCCTGTGCTGCATATTCGGCCTTTAGATTGGTTGTAAGATTTTTAAGCCGAATTTCCTGTCCCCTTGCCTCTTTATACGGGTCCACATGCTCGCTGCCGGGCCAGTTCCACTGAAGTATGATTGTTTCGATATTTTTGCCTTTGAAGTGTTTGAAGTAGCCGGGTATCAGTGTCGCCTCCCTCAGCCATGCAAAAAACACACGGTTATTAAGATGCTGCTCGATCCATCCACGCACGACACGTTTGAATTTATCAAAGCTTTGATGGTCAAGTCTGCCAGATGCATAGTTATATCTCGATGAATTTGCTGCGGCGATATTAAACGGCATACTAACAGGTCTTGCAATTTCGTTGATAATTTCGTTCTTGAACATCTCATAAGTTGTCGCCGGGTGTTCCGGCTTGATTTGATTCATCTTACTGCCGGCGGGTAGTGTAAGCAGGGCATTGCGGGGAATCTCGACCTCGTCTCCAACATCTATCTCCTCGGGTTCTGCTAATGGCTCGGTCTCGAGCGCACCCGATATATTGGCCGCGGTTTCGGCCCCCTGTATTGTTGCAAGGGTGAACCTGCGAAGCTGCGCAAACAGCGGCAGTGCCGGTGTCACCCAGGGCACCCCGCGTGATTGTTCCGCCCTTTTTATTCGGTAAAGATGTATTACATGCGACACTGGTACCTTATCGTATTCTCCGAATGTGCTTAAGTTGTATGCCGAGCCAGGATGCTGTTTGAGTATGTAATAAAATTCAGGTCTGCCATCTTCATCATATTCGATACCATCCCTTAATCTCTCGCTGAATGTTTGCCCCGTTGGCATAAGACCCATAGGTGTCCCCAGCCGTTCCGGCTCGATTACCCTCAAACGAAGCGTCGGCTCGGGCCTTGCCCGTACCCATTGCCTTTTCGGTTTGGTATTTACTAAAACAATTAATCCTTCTCCGGATTCGGCCTGTTGCCGGGCGCCTGTAAGCTGCTGAATGTCCCCGAATGTCATTCTGCCTTCGATGTCGCATTTCTGCATCCAGAGATAGAATTTTTCCTCGACCTCGTTGTCGGCGTCCTCTCCCTCGCCGCTTAGAAATTGCAGGTCCGAGCCTGTCCCGATAAGCTCATTCACAAGCGTATCGATAATTCCTTCGGCGTACGAATTGTTGCGGACCTCATAGTGTGCACGGTTTCTAAGTGTCGGCAGGTCCTGCCGGATTAAAGAATCCGCATCACTTGCAGTTGCATAGAGCCAGTGGTTTTCAGTGTGTCGATTAATTGCGGCCGCATCGTATGAGCGAACCCTTTGTCTCGGCAGATTACTTACCGTCATTCGCTGTTTCTTGTCTCTTCTTATTGTCAAACCAAAAATCTTCATTAGTTTTTACTTTTAACTTTTTACTTTTAACCTGTTTCTCATCTCGCCCCCCCTGCCTTCAAGTGTGTTATTCGAAACGGCTTTTTGTTATTGATTTGCAGCTGCAGTTTGGCGTAATATCTTCGCGCATCGAGCAGTGAATTGAGGCTGCGGTATGTCACTGACCGTCCGGATTCCGAGAGTGTGACAGGTTCGCCCGCCCAGTTTAATATTGCCTCGTCGATTGCCGTTATGATTGCCGTGTAATTAGCCATAGTTTCGTCTCTCGCCGCTCGTGCCTCGTTTCTCGCCTCTGTCAGGTAACAACAAAAAAGGCGGCTGCTGTGGAAGGTGTGGGCTCCCACACAGCCGCCTTCTTGTTGTCTATAGGGAATTTCGGCCAATTACCGAGAATTGTCAACGGCAAAAATTGAATTTTGGAGTGGGCGGTCTACATATAGACCTTTTTTTTGATTATGGTCTATATATAGGAAAGTTTTTTTAGCGATTTCGCTGATTTAATATTTTACCTTTTACTGAAAAACATATAACACCATTAATTCGCTGCCCGTTTAGCGTAAGCTCTTTACCTGTATAGCGGCCTTGTTTTCTCAATGATTTTTTACTTTTTTTCTTTTTCATTTTTCAATTTTTGAATTTTACACTGTAATTTTGCCTTTTGCACTTTAATTTTTGAACTTTTCTTAATCTTCTTTTTCAATAATTTCTTTCGTACGCACTTTTTTGCCGCAGTATCGGCAAATTTTATAACGCCGAATTGCCCCCGGTATGGGTATGGTTTTCACCGTATCCCAGGGCCTGCCCATCTCATCGCGAAAATCCGCGCATCCGCATCGCGGACATTTCAGACCAGTCTGTTTTTTCTTATTGTTCATTAAATAACTTTATCGATAAGTCCGTATTTTTTGGCTTCTCTATGCGTCAACCAAACATCCTTTGCTGACAATAAAATTTCTCTTACTTGCCGTTCGTTTAGTTTTGTATGTTTCAGATAATGTTTTATCATTCGCCGTTGTACCAAGTCCTGCTCTTTTCTATCAGCAACTAATTCGTGATATTTGCCAGCATTCTCCCAGGAGTATTGGTGACTTAATAATGCGGTATTTTTTGTAATGATTCTGTGACCTTTGGCTCCGGAACAAAGAATAAGTATCCCCATAGAAGCACATATACCGAGTCCCGTGATATAGACCGCCAATTTTGAAAATTCGATAAAATCAGTCAGCATAAATCCTGCAGGTATAGTTCCACCAGGTGAATTGAGGATTATCTGGATAGCCTTGAAGTCCGGTTCAATGATTGAATTGATATATACAAATTCCTGTATGACTTTTTGCATTGAATCATCTGAAATTTTTCCGCAGATATTTATTATTCCCTGATTTCTAAGTTCGATTTCTGTATTGTTTGTGCTTTCCATTTTTAATATCTCCTTATCTCATTCGTTTTTGCCTCTGTAATTCCGATAGTTTTATTTTCTTTCTTTGTCCCGCCGCCGCCGGTGCCGTTCTTTTCTCTCCCGGCCGTCTCAGGTAATGCACGCCCTTATAGAACCCGGCTGCCGCTGCAAGGACCGCCGTATCCAGCGAGTGCGTCGGCGCACCGGGGCTTATTGGTTTCCATACCCATTTGACGTTGCCTTTTGTATCGCGGACCTTAACCTTCTTTTCATTGGAGAATTCGGTAAGGTAGTAATGCGGAATTTCGTTGTAGAACAGCGTTAATGGTTCCGCGATGACTTTGCCGTTTTCATCAAGTCGCGGCTCCGCCCAGCTCATCACCTGGTTCTTGAAAAAGTAGGTATCGACTATTAGAAGTTGCATCCCCCGGTACCTGATTCGCTGTCTGCGTGTCAATCGTCTCTCGGTGGCGGATTCCAGTTCCGATGGGCGCAGCGGTTTCAGGCACGGGCCGGTCTCACCCTTGGTCGGGATTGTCAGTCCCGGCCGCTGCCGGCAGTATTCATAAACATCATCCGGCTCGTATCCAGAATCAACGAACAGGCAAATCACCGCAAGCCAGGGCTTTTTTTCGTTTGGCGTCCCGTCCTCCCATGGAAAGGGACTGAGCAGTACTTCTTTATCAAGTTGCTCGAACGATGATGCCGAGCCGCTGGTGATAACGTAATTTTTCAGACCATATCCGAATCCTCTGACTTCGTAATCGATGCGAACGATTCCGCGCGTTTTTGATTTGTGATAATCAGCCGATGCCACTAAAGTAACACAATCGGCTGGCATGGTCCCCTGCGAAAATCCGCCCTTTAATTTCCGCAGCTCGCTCGTCTTTAATTTCTTTCCCGCTTCCTCGAACGGCACTCCTTCGATAGCATTCTTAAAATCAAGCAATTCACCTAAGGCGATTCCCTCTTCGGTATTGGCCCGGAACCATTTGGCCATAATCCTCGGCCAGCTCACCCCTTCGAACGGAGCTATCCAGGCGGGGGCGTTAAAGCCGCTGTGCCGCTTACTGCGTAAGGGTGTCCCGTGTATATTGCCGTCCTCATCTATTGTTTGTCCCTTTGGCAGCCAAAGACCTTTTGCAACAAGTTCGCCTCTCTGTAATTCCTCAATTTTAGCTGCGCAATATTCGCATTCGTACCATACACATCCTGTTCCTTTTTTTATAATCTCTTCCGGATCCCGCAGGTTAGGGTGTATCTTGAGCTGGACAAACGGCCACGTGCTGTATTGACCGCAGTGGGGACATGGTATATAAAATTTTTGCATATTGGAGTTGTTATAAGAGCTGTATATATAATTTTCTTTTATTGTCGGTGTTGAAAGTTTTACAATTTTCCTGTCCCAGAACGTCGTTGTTCTCTTGATTGCAAGGTCGATCGGATTTGCCTCACGGCCTGCGAACGGCGGGTATTTGTCCGGCTCGTCGAAAAAAAGATTTTTGATATATCTTGCCGCCATTTCAGCAGGGCTGCCCGCCCAGCCGAAATACAACGTCATTCGGTCAAAGTCGAAATGTGTCCCCTGCAGGTCTCTCGGGCTGCCGGATATATGCCGTGAAAGGGCCTCCGACAGTTCCACCATCGGCTTGAAAACTTTTTCTGTCACATAATCAACATCTTTTTCCCTCGGCACCACATAGAAGGTCTCGCCCGGGCACTGGTCAACAATGTAACCTATCATATTTTGTGCTGAGCATGATTTGCTTACCTGCGCAGGGAACATCAAATCTATTTCTTCGACCTCATCGTCGCAGAACGCATCCTGCGGTCCTGCCATATAAGGCGTCAGGTTCAATCTATATAGCCCCGGGAAAGGGCTGCTTGCCGGCAACACCCTGTTCTTTACCGCCCACTGGCTGACCGTAATATCTTCCGGCAGTTTCCACGCCTCTCGCTCGGCTTTCGACCAGATTGTCGTCCCTGACTTCGTCATTTATCGTCCGTCATCCAACGTCCATCTATTTACCGACTAAAACCCTCGATTAAAGTTCTTGCCTCTTTTTCAGCTAATTTTTTTATATGCAGCCTATGCTCTGCAGGTAATGCCGAAACTATTGTGCGGACCAGCAGGAATATTCCACTTTTGATGGCGAGAATTTTTTTGATATTCTTTTTTTCGAACTCCTCGCGATTGACGAGCTGTCCCAGCTCTTTTTCAAGTTCTAATTTCGCCAGTTTTGCCCTGATTTCTTTGAAGTCCGCTTCACCCTCATCTCGCCGGCTTCTTGCCTTGGTCGGCTGTTTGCCTTCGTGCTCGGAGAACAGTTTGAGCTGGCTGCGGATATAGACCTTACGGCCGTTTTGGGTCGCTACCAACATCCCCTCGCGTTCCCACCTGCGGACCGTCCTCGTACTCTTGCCGATAAACTTTGCCGCTTCTGCCTGAGTCTCGATGATTTCAGCTTCGGCAATCTCGGCAGCGCTTTTACCCCCACTTCGCTTGCGCTTGTGGATTTTCTTTACTTCTGACTTCTGACTTCTGACTTCTGTTATCTTAGACATAGGCGTCCATGCCTTGTTAGTCGTTAGTGAATATTAACTATGCTACATGGAACATCCCGAAAGAGCCGCCTTTTTGCGGCCTCCATTCGCCCACGCCTATTGCAAATCCGGCCGTATTGAATAAATTGGTAATCTGTTCGGGAGAGATAACACTGGCGTTATATCGTATTTGCAGCCTGACCGACCACTTTCGAAATTCACCGCGATACCGAATATCGGCCGTCCCCATCGCTATCCGTACCATGTCCTCCCGCGGTGTGGGCCTGGATCCTTCTATCTTGACAAGCTCTCCGACAACATGAAATGCCCCACGAGCCAGCACCTTTGTAACGCCATCTAAAAATGTGCAACTATTTACCGCCGCCGCCTTGAACGCAACTGCCGGGAATCCATAGCCCCCGTCGTGGTGCGGATAGAGTGAATTCTTAAAATCCTGCTTCGGGTCCTTTGCCTTTTTCATCTGCCTTGCCTTTTTCATTTGTTTGTCCAACATCACTCGTTTTGCCTTATCGCTCCAAGCATGACAAATTAAAGGTGAATCGCCTTCGAGCCTCAAAGTCATTAACTTGACATCTATCCTTGGCAGTTCAATTATCTGCTCTACCTTTTTCATCTTAGTCATTTTTTTTATCCTTTCTCTTATTCGGGTTTAATATTCAATCCAAGCCTTATTTTGCCTGCCGCGCCGGGCCATACCGTACCGCACCAAACCGTGCTCCGCCACGCCGCATCCTGCCCCGCCGCATCCTGCCCCGCCGCGCCTGACTTCACCTGCCTCACCACAACATATCATGCCGGGCCTCAACACACCCAGCCCCACCAAAGTTTACCTGCCAAGCCGAACCATGCTATCCAACCTCGTCCAACCTTACCGAAACCTGCCCGGCCAAACCTTACCTGCCTTGCCCGACCATATCCCAACTCACCATACTGCGCCGCACCATACCCCGCCGTATCATTTTTTTTAACCGGCCTTTCGGCGTAATATTCTCTTTTTCTGTTTGGTCGTCACCTTTGCAATCGCATCAAAAATTCCAGAAAGCTCTTCTAATTCTCTATATTTTTCCCGCCAGGTATTTATTTCTGACAAGGCCTGCTGGAGAAGTTGTTGTCTCAAATGTGGTTTCGACATTGCCCTTTCGAACGGCGTGTAATGAATGTCTCTCTTTTCTTCCACCGAAACAAATGCTCTTACTCGCAATAGTTCTTTATCCTTTTTGCCTTTTTGAACGATTACGAGTTGGACGAGGATTTGTCGGGCCTGTTCTTCGCGGTAATTCTTTGCTGCCACCGTATCGTCCCATTCGAAGAGATTGTGCAGGGGCGATCTTTGGGCTTTCGCCTCTTTAACAATTGCTTTCGCTGTTATCGCCCCTCTGTTCTTTTTGGCGATCTGCTCGATGCACTCACCCGCCACTTGGGCGCTTACATTGCCTTTCGGCTGAAATTTCCATTTGTAAACCATTTTTTTCACTCCTTTCTGTTTTTGATTCATCATCTGTTATACTCCGCTAGTTTCAGCTCACTAAGCCTGAACTGTTTTATCTTCGGTTGGGCCTGTAGTAGAGCCATTGCCTTTTTCGTCCATTTCAAACGATAATGATATAAATTTACAATCACTCTTTACTGTAGCTAATGCATTTTCTTTTGCTAATCGAAGTGCGTGTGTTTTCGCATCAACTTCAGTTTTTGCATCGACATCTACTTCCATTTTTCGAGCTATTTCGTAAACATGTACATGGAATTTTTTCATTTTTCACCTCACTTTTTTCACTAAAACCGGCCCTTTCAGCAGCGGGCAATCATCCGGGAGCGTATCATCGCACGGGCACGTCCCGTCGTTCGGGCCTGGTCCGGCTAAAGTAAGCTGACAGCGAATCCTGCCGTCGGGAACGAGTGTACAGAATGGGCAGCATTTCGAATCACTGACCAGCACCTTTGTTCCGCCAGAATCTTTATCTTGCAGCACAACCTTCATTCAATTAATATCTCCTTCATTTTTTATCTTACAGTCCCGTAAGGGATGGCCAAGTCCATTGACAATTCCGCATCGAAACTACCGTATAGTTACAGGGTTAAACACGCCCATTTCCCTTGCTTTCTTCATATAACATCTCTCATCTACACCGGCCTCGAAGCCCCTGCATTCTGTAGGCCGTGTTTTATAGATCGAGCACAGTCCTTCCTCAGTCAGGAACGGGCACGGCGTCGGCAGCAGCCACCAGTCCCGATCTGCCTCGTTTGCGTACTGCTGCAATTTCGGCTCTCGCCTGATGTCCCGCCGTGTAATTTGAGCCCACAATGTCCGGCAGCACTGACCGCATCGCTTACATTCACTCATCTGTTGCCCTCAAGTGCTGATTTTAAGTCGTCACCCAAACCCGGCTCCAGCAAGTTCAATTCCTCAAAACTCGTAATCGTCATCTTACCAGCCAGCGGGTCAGGCTTTGGCGGGGCCGCGCTACCGAGGCCCGGGCGATTCCCAGCCGCTATCTCATCCATTACCCGCTGCGTACATGGATTAATCGCGCTCGGCTTCACCTTGTGCGGGAACGGCAAATCCCAATTTTCGATAATTAAGTCCCAATTGATTTCATTTGGCTGCGCCTCAGCCAGCCCGACTTGCATTATTTCCGTAAATTGCTTTTGTATATGCGGACAGGCCAGTATCTTCGGTCCGGATTCCGCTAGAAGCATATTAACCGGATAAGTATTTCTCAACCAATCGTGAACGGCACAGTTTATGCACAGACCTTTGGGCCCTTTAGACAGACGTAGCATCTTTGCCTCTGGGTTTCGCGGCCCATCCACTTTGCAACGGGCTCCACACCGCTCACAATGGATGACGGTATCAGTTTTCATTCCCGATTCACTCATGGTCTCGCATTTTGATTTTTGATTTTCGCATTTTGTTTCGAATATCGAACATCAAGTATCGAACATCGAACATCGAATATCGAATACTTTTCATTCAAACAGCCTCATCAATTCCCTGAACGCCTTTTCCGCCTGCTGCGGCACGACACCGTTACCGAGTAATTGCAATCTGTCCATCCTACAGGGAGTCCCATTAGTTGCTCTACCCAATCGGGGTTTAATTGGCGGGTTCGGCATTTTAGATCTTTCAACAAGTTTCTTTTTTGTCCGCCCGCTGTTCCTCTTTTCCCCGGGCAAGTGGGTGTTGCAAATCGCGCCTGTGTTCCCAGTCTTGGATATTTTTTGCCTCTGGCTATTTGATAACCTTGCTCGTTTTTTGCCTCGGGTGTCATCCATAACCCTGGGCTCTTCCCACTCATATTGTTGCTGTCCAAATGCGGCAGGCCAATAGCATTCTGTATCGCCGCTGCCAAATCTTCTCCGCCGCTTCCTCGTTTCGCTCTGCTCTGCCTTTTCTCTGCTCCGCCTGTCGGTATTTTCGGTGTCGGCCAGTTTTGAACTGCTGTCCCCAGATGCGGATTGCCCCTCTTGTTGCATCGACATTGTTTTGAATCTGCAATTTGTATTGTGGGCCAGAAAGAATAATCTGCGTCTAAGATGGGGCGCACCGCACTCTGCCGCGCTAAATAATCCCGCCTCAACCGAATAACCCATTTTTCGTAAGCTTCGATAAACATCAGCGAAGCCGTATTTAATATGTCCCATGACATTTTCCCCGAAGAACCAAATAGGCTTAATTGTTTTGATGATTCGCTCAATATGCGGCCAAAGGTATCGAGGGTCGTCCGTTCCTTTTCGTTTTCCCGCACAACTGAACGGCTGGCAGGGATAACCGGCAGTGATGATGTGTACCCGATTGCGAAAATATCGTGCAGGGAAGGTCTTAATATCCGTCCAGACAGGTGCTGCATCCAAGAGATTCGCTTCAATCTTCGCAACCAGGTTCGCGCAGGCGAAGGCTTCGATCTCCACGTAAGCGATCGTTCGCAGAGCAGGGATAGCTCGTTTAAGCCCCAGCTCGATTCCAGCGTATCCCGTACACAGGCTGAGACACCTAAATTCTTTGGTATTACCCACACTAATTTTCTCTATACTCTCTCTGTCCTCTGTGGCCAATAATCTCTTTCAAAATCCTGTGGGGCGGTTTTTCAATTTGGGATTTTGGGACGAAACTTCACCTTTTTACCTTCTTGTTAACATTTTTTACTGAACCTCCCGCCCCACATCGCGTAACTTATCACAGTTTCTTACATTGCTTCTATTTCATTCGCATCACCTGCCTTTCTAATTCACCTTCGTTAATTGCCATTGCATTAAATCCCATTCTCTTTTAAGTGGGTCTGCCTCTTCGATTAAGAAAAGTATCCGGCCAAGGCCGGCTTTGTTGTAATTTTCTGCAACGACAATGCTCGGATTACATTCGCTATGACCGCAGCAGTGTCCTCGCGTATCGATTCCATTGGCCCAAAGGTGTTTCAAAATATTTACGCAGCACTTATCGGCGGCGATGGTCCGGTTTTCTTTGCCGCTATCAATCTCCGCCGGCAATTCCAACACAACCTGTTCACCTTTCCGACACATCCTTCACCTCATCTTGAAATTTTTTCAATGCAGCCAGCATTTCTTTGAGACTATCTACACAACCTTGATGTTGCTTTCGCTGCCAGTTCAGCATTGTGATAAAGTCCTCCACCTTCTCTCTGTCTTGCAAAGCCCTCACAGCTTCACCTAAACTTTTGACCGTCCATTTACTTGTTATTTTCAGCCCAGATGTCTTTTCGAATTCCCGTACAGCTTGAATTATTTCACCGGCTTCACCCATATCGTTCAGGGCTTTTTCTGTGCCTTCTTTGTAACCTTCATCATAGCCACGTTGCCATTGTTGCTGCATCGCTTCGGCTTCTGGGTTCTGACGATACATACTACGAGCAATAGACATAAAAAATTCTCTGTCCATCGGTGTAGGTTTCCGTAATACAGAAGATTTCTTAATACTCAACCCGTTCCCATAAGGTATCATTAATCCCCAATGTGGAGGTAACTCAACTAAGTTAACAATAGAAGCATCACCGACAACCAGCCACCATCTATCGCAAAACTGGCTGATGTTTTCGGCCTTTCGAGGTCTTTGTATTTCTTTGAGCAGATCATTGCGAGTAACTTTTATCTCAAAGCCGTGTATTTCAAAACCCCCGCTCGGCCATAGATGAAAACATAAGGCATCCGCCGTTGTGCAATTATAACCAAAACCTGTTGCACTTCTCACTTCGTCAAGCAGGATAACATCATTGCCGGAATATTTATTGTGCAACCGCTCCCTAACTTGTTCTGTCGTCAGCTTCATCCTTCACCTCTCAATTCGGCCATTCCATCCGGCGGTGCACATTTCCTGCGGGTCATTTCCACCGGCCGGACACGCATTTTTGCTCGCAAAATTCACTTTTTGCGCGCCATCATCAACTGCAACTGAACGCAAGTCCTGGGAAGGACCCGTAGACATTTTTATTTTTTATGTTCAATTTCACAAGCAACACTCACTCCCATCTTCATCTCAATAGATGTTGTGTCACCAATGGTAATAAAGCTTGGTAGCCCTATAAGAATTTTTTTATACACACCAATCTTTTTTTGAGCTTGTTTACAAAAAACCTTGTCTCGAGCATACGTTTGGCATCCCTTCTCTAAAACTTTTATGTTTGTCTTTAGGATGGAAGTGATCAGCTTAATCGTTTCGTTTTTTATTAAAGCGGAATCCTCTACTGAAGCTATGACACCCTTGATGTCATCCAAGGGGATTGTGGGCTGCAGGCCCATGTCTTGTTCTGCCTCTTTATAGCCCTGCATAAACTTCAGGGCAGAGATAACAATTTTCATTGCTTTTGTTGCATTCATTTCGTTTTCCCTTTCGATGCGCGCTACCCTGCAAAATTGTCTTGCAAAATCCTTATTTACATCTCAAAAACGCAGATTTGGTGTCCCCACGTTTTTGACTCAAAAACGCAGATTCGCCAAAAAAAGCGGACATAGCGGACACAACCTTTTCTAAAATCCGCATTTCTATGTTAAAAACCGATGTCACTGTCATGTCCCCATGCACCACCATTTTTGTTATCAAAAACACAGATTTTGAAAACCAAAACCCTATTTTTGAGTTAAAAAGGCCAATTTCAAACACCTGTTTGAATGTCCGCTGGCTTAATTTTTGTGATTTTAAGCGTGCTCGGTTGCTTTTATAACCACCACAAAAACATAACCTTACAAGTAATTTATAAATTAAAGTCATCATTACTCTACAAAAGGTTTACATTGGCTCATAAAAACTCATCATAACCGCGGTCCAAACGCTCACCTATTCTGTTCGTCTGGCCGTTAATAAAGTGCAGATATTTGGCCGTTGTCTCCAGGCTCGAATGCCCCATTAAATTTTGCAGTGCGTATATATCAATTCCAGCTCCCCCTTCTTCTTTCGACCTCAAAGCATTAACTGCAAACGTATGCCTGAACATGTGGGGATGGATCGCTTTGGCTATGCCGGCAGCTTGGCCCAGACCTTTTATTATCCTATACAACGAAACAGATACTCGAGTCCTGGTTTTCAGTTCGCCGGTTTTTTTGTTGATTGCTTTGACCATCTGTAGATATGTCCGCCGTTGCGAACTGTAAAATATAGGCTTGCTCGTATCACTGCGACGGATATGTCGAGGCAGGGTTCTCGGTCTTATTTCGCGAATATATTTATCAATCGCTTTAGCCAGCCGTTGACTGACAGGTACCGTTCTGTCCTTTTTGCCCTTACCCATATAAACTTCAATCACGTTTTCACCTAAAACACCTGGCGTGTCCTGAATCCGCAACTTGGCCAATTCCAAAATACGCAGGCCTGTATTAAGCAAAATGTCACATATCAAGTAAATCCGCCTGCCCATAATCGTAGTGGCTTGTTTTCTTAAATGGACCATAAACTGCTGCTGCTCCTCATCATTTAAGAGCTTTCTCCAGCTGATCACATCCTTGCGTTTTCTCGGACCGGTCCGCGGTTGCCTCATGAATTACTCCATCGATGGTAGATCCGGCTGTACGGCCTCGAAGGCAAATTTCACTTTTTCTTTGTCTTTTTGTTTTGGCTTAGTTAATTTCTGAAGCTGCTCTATCGAACTGTTCGATGTGCAGTTATCAAACACAAATCTAATCCCGCCGGTTTTCAATGTCGCACTTGTCAGAAAACCCTCACCTGAGATTTTTTTAGCTTCTTTTGCCATCAGATTTTCCCTTCTTAAATGATTTTTTTGGATGTTTCTGTCCAACAATATGCTGAGCCATAACGAAATTATTATGAAACAATGTCGACATTTGCTTGTTATTAAAGTTGCGTCTCTCCGCCTTGGCCTGCTCTATTTTCTTTTCAGTTGCCTCTCTATTCTTTCGCCATTTATAAATCCCATACAACGACAGAAACCAGAACGCACCGAATAAAACCGATTGAGCATATTCATTCGAAACATAGTTGTATCCACACCACCAAGCGTTAGAAATAAGCCAGAACAAAAACCCTTGCCATTTGCCCCAAACATTCAATACAACCCCCACCAAGGCAATAGCTGCAATGAGCCAGTTTATCATCGCTTGACCTTTCGTTTGTCTGTGTTGAAAAAGTGAATCCCATCAAGATATTTGGCCAAATCCGCTTTGATATAATAATCGACACCGAGATCTCGACACAATTGAATGGCCGCAATACCGAATCTCCGCCAACTTTGAGCAGTAATTCCGGTATCCACGTGATTTAGTTTGCCGATTCGGAAATGATCAACGAATGTACGTGTTTGATGGATTATTTCTAATGAAGCCGCCGGCTCTACAACCGGCTCCAGACTGACAAATGTCTCGATTCCCTTTTCTTTGGCAAGCTTTATCGCTGCAATCCGCTCTTGCGGCAGAGCTGCACGCGGCTCGTGCAATCTGGATTTATCATCATCCAACAGCGTCAAAGTCGTTCCGAATGTATCATAAGGACCGTATAGGTCGAAATCTCGCGTGGCCCTTATTCCGCCTTTAGTCAAAACCTGAAACGGCACGTCATTAGCTCGCAGAATTTTGATGGCCTGGCGGGTGATTTGTTCGGTATCATCAAGTGGTTGATATGGATCACAAGTAAAGCAGAGTAATACCTGCTCATCCGTGCCTGTGAAATTCGGGGCTTCTCTCCTCAGCTGATAGATCACATCCTTACGAACTGATTGTTTAGTATGAAACTCGTTGTTATGCGTATAATCCGGCACATAGCAGTACATACAACCATGACTGCAGCCGACATATAGATTCGCCGCCAGGTGCGAAAACTCCCCGGCTCTGCCCGCTGGTCGATAGATAACACCCATTTATTAACCCTTTCTGCAGCCCTGGTGCCCCGTGTCACCACTTTCTCCACCAGGACCGCCATTCATGCCCTATGATTTGGCTTTCTTTGATTTGCCGGCCTTTTTCGAGTTTTTCTTTTTCGGCCCGGCCGCTTTGGGTGTGCCATCCGCTTTCAGACCTGCCCAGGATTTTGGTTCCGGATAATCGTTCTCGGACACCTCTTTGAACATCGCATCGATGTCGATCCCCAGCAATTGGGCGGTGCACTTGGCATCCCCAATAAGATGGTCGGGCGTTTGAGTAATGGGACCGCAATAGGACAGGTTGTTGCGGATAGTCCCTCTTACACTTTCCCACAGCTTTGTTAAAACCTCCGGCAATTTTGTCAGCTTCTTAAAGTCATCCCAATTACCCTTGTCCCCGTAAGCTTTGCTTGTGCCGAATGTCACCACCAGGGCCATCACCGTGATAACGTGGTCTTTACTGATAACCTTCTCGACAGGACTTTCCCCGATTATTTCCATCAATTTGCGAATCACGACGAACCAGCGTTTTTTCTCGAGCATGGCCCGCCGTTCCCTCAATGGCTTCGGTTTCGGCTTGCCATCAGCACCCACCTCGCGTGTTGTTCCTGAGCTGGTTGTTGTCTTGATAATAACCCACCGCAATTCCCCAGCGTTGGCTCCGGCCACAATCAGTGCAGGGATAGCATCTTTGGCGCCTTCCTTCGAAACCTTCCATTCATTTGCCACGTTACCAAATCTCTCCTGCAGTTCCAGGCGTTCACTATAATCAAAGGAGTCATTTGGCATGACCGCATAAATGAGGTTGGGATATGTTGCCTTCAGCTCATTAATTTTCCATTCAAGATGTGCTTTTAATTTCGCATTCCAGCAATTCTCGTCGAGGCAGCGGTCGTTTTTCTTAATTGTCTCAGCATCATCTGTATCATCGAACAGGCCCGGCTGGCTGCTGCTGCGCTTAGAACACTTACTGCAGGCACCCACTTTTTCTATCAGTTTGGAACAGTCTAAATTCCATGGTGCTTTAGTCAAAAGACGCATGCGATCAGAAATGGTTTTTTCAAGTTCCTTGACTGTGGGTATTTCCCCATAACTGATATCATAATACTTAAACAACTCATCCTGAACGTTCCGAGGCATCGCAGCAATCATCTGTAGATGTGATGCCGTAAAATCTTTGAAATCCGGATCCTCAATTATTGCTTTTCTCCACAGCTGGGATAAATTGTTATGGATTGATTTTCGCTGCATGACCCATCGAACTGATTTGCCCATCTTAGAAGCCACCGCTTTAACATCGCCTTTGTATTTAACCATCAACGTCGCAACGGCCTTGCCCTGTTCAAGCGGTGTCAGGTCCTCGCGTGCAAAATTCTCGGCGAACGTGACCTCGAACGCCGTATCGTCACTTAACACGCCGTGGTTAATGGTAGGTATCGTGTTGAGGCCCACTTCTCCGGCAGCCAGCAGCCGCCTCTCGCCAGCAATCATTTCATAACCGCTTTTGCCGTTCGGGTTTTCGCGGACATGAATAGGCACCTTGACGCCCAGCGACTTTATGCTGCTTACCAGCTCGCGGAACTCCTCGCTTTTTTTGTTGATGATTCTGGGATTATCCCCGCTAATTCTGATTTGTTTAATTTCTACATTGCACAATTGCATCAATATCTCCTTTCACTAATCCGGTTTTTCAGTACAGCCCCGCCCGGCAATTTAAAAAACACGGGCGGGGACCTTTCACCTCGTTGTATTTATGGCCCGGTGTTCTTCATTGGACCATGAATGGCATCGACCGCGGCTGATGCCGTCGGTTGCTTGCTTGCCAATAGTGTTTTGGCCTTCTTCGGGTCACTTACAAGATCTGACTCGAGCAACGAATCAACAGATATGACCAGTTCGGTTATTTTCTTTCTGCCGTCCTTAAGTTGCCGGGCCTGGTTAATATTCTTAATGATACTGCCAAGCAAGGGCACCAAGGCGGCAACAAGAATAACATAGCCTCGATATGGTTGGGGTAAAAGCTTACCGGCTTCGCCAGCTCCTTCGGCATAAAGCTGCAATTCCTGTTCGACGGTTAAATTATTTACATCGACCTGGTCGAGAAGTGCTTGATACCGCTCGATGAAGGCTGAGGCTTTCTGCTTTTCGGCTTTCAATTTAGCCAGATGGGTGGAGGCTTTTGCAAGAACCTGCTCAACCTCCAACCGCATATCCGGCGGAATGTTAGGGTCGGCTATAATTGTTTGGCTATCGGCAACAACCTTTTCGACATCGGCGATGCTGGAATCTATTGTTTGATTAATAGCAGAGGCTTGATTGAGAGTTGCCTTAATAGCAGCCACTCGCTCGGCAGGTGTGGTATCACAACCTGCATATATGAGCATCGAGCTCATAAACATCAAACAAAGTATGAATTTTTTTGATTTCATTTTTGTTTCTCCTAAAAAAAGTTAATATTTACCCGACCAATAGTTTCTTCTGTGCCTTGAATCCTGTTGATTGTTTAACTTTGCTTACGAACAGAGCCTTTTTACTGGCGGCATTTGAAACCATAGCTTCCTTTGCCCAGTCGATTGCCTTGTAGAAAATGGATGGTTTAAGCCTGCAAGCCTGACACTCCGCAATAAGATATAACGTAATCCTCGCGAAAGTTGCTGCCTCTCTTCTATTTATGCGGTTGTGAAATACTTTCGGTAGGTTTTCTAAGAAGAACTTTTTGCCTTCTGCTATCTTCAAATCCAATTCCAACATCTCGTTTGGGGGAAGCAACGATTGATCTGTTGATTTATCTGTTTTATCATTGGTTATTGGATTTGGTATAGGTCGGTCATTTCCGTCAATTCCAATTGACGTTTTTGACGAACCCTTTTTCCCTTTTTGACTATTCGATTTGTCAATTATGACAAATCGCTTTTCGTCCTTAAAAGCATACCAAGTGGTGTGATCGTATCCTTTCGGATTATAGTTGCCCTTGATTATGACCCCCTTGCGAAGAAGTTTGTCCAATATAACTCGAATCTGCCGGGAGGTCCAGTATTTAAAAATCTCCGTAAACGCTTTGACTGAGCAATATGTCCACGTGCGGCCGTCATGCTGGTGTTTACCGTTGGCTTTATTCTTTGAAATCCAGAATTGAAAATGCCGAATCATAATTGCGGCATTCACCCCGTACTTTTTTGCCATCTCGACACTGAAAAGATGCGACTGATCCATTTAATCTGCTTCCAAAATGCAAATTTCCGCCTGGCAGTCATGGTCCCAGGCCGAGCATTCGATCTCTTTGTATGGGCAATAATTCGCCGATGATTCTACTTTCTCACCTTCTTCCGCTGGCACGCCCCAAATCTGTTCGTCTGTTAAGGGTTTACCCATAATTTCCATCCAAATAATAAGGCCGTTTCTATTGGCTGCCTCTTTCTACTTTGTCGATGTTGAGCCAAAATCCTTCCTGCCTGGCTAACGTTTAATTTCTCCACGATCAGTCTGCCTGCCTGCTGCTGTATAAAATTCCTTCTATATCTGCAATTTGCGCACTTGTCAGGGATTACAACGGCAAGCAGCTTGTCCGGCAATCTCTCCCATCCGATTGGTTCTCTTTCATCCCCTCTAACTGCCCAGAAATAATATGTTTTATTCTTTCCGTGGAATTGCCCTTTATAAATCCCTATGTATCTGACAAGTTGTAATTTGACGAGCTCATTACGCCGGGCGGTTACCTGATTTATCTCCCACCTCTTTTTGAAGCGTTTAGGTTTTAATGTCATCTGCTCTTTTTGATTAAGAGCTTCGAGAATCCGCCTATCGGATGCTGGGCCTATCTCATCCAATATTTCAAAGACCGCCCACTGGTCAGGCTCCAGCTTATCCTGGATTTGCTCGAGCGCCATCAAACTCGTATTTCTAACCGGCATTTAGTTTCTGTCTCTCCAAAGCCATTGAGTTTCGCAAAATCGCCGGAACCTTTTCATCAATTCCAACTGCCTTGAATTACTTAATTGCGGCTCATCTTCTGCCGCTCTTACCAAATCTATAAATTGTGAATGCTCCATTATTTCCCGCTCTGTAACCTTGCATATCGGCGGGACCGGTAATGCGAATGAATTAGTCAGCATTCCCCATCGCTGCTCTAAGATTTCGTTTTGAATGTCCATTTATGATCCTGTTTTTCTGCGATAAAAATTCTTCTCAAAACTGAAGCGTCCGCATTTGACAC